AAAAACCGCTCTATTAGTAGGGCGGTTTTTGTTTTATATATTACTATATTCTTTCTTTGCTTCAAATGAAGGACACGCTTTTTTAGCTCCAAAATCTTTATGCCCTTGTACAATAGCGTTTGGAAATTGTTTTTTAGCTTGTTTTATTAGATATAAAAGACTTTCTTTTTGTTTTGGTGTTCTTGTGTCTTTTGGTTTATTTGATTCATCTATTCCACCAATATAGCTAAAATGTATTGAATTAGAATTAAATCCCTTAACTCCGTTTGTTACTTGTTCATATTTTGCGAGTTCGTGAATAATTCCGTTAGCATCTATTAACCTATGATAACCCACAGACTTCCATTTTAAAACGTTTTTCCAATAGTTTAAAATAGATTGCTTTGTTGCACTTTGTTGTGAAGCGGTGCAATGTATTACTATGTAATCAATTTTTCTCATTAGTCTTTTATTTCGTTAATATCTTTTTTTAAATCTTTGCCTTTAGATATAATTTCTTTTACAATTACCCAAAGTGAGCGGTTACCCAATTTCATAGAGGTTTCATCTATTGACTTAACCTCAATATACAACCATACAAAAGTAAGTACTTTTGAAATTAAATAAGGTATATCTAAAAGTTTACCATCTAAAATATATTTATCAATCATAAAAGCAAATATAATCGAACCCATATAAAAGAAAGTCTTAACTACTATATTGAAAAGTTTTGTGCTTTTAAAAGAGTTAATTCCTTTTTGCTTAATACTTACATAAATTGCAAATAAGGTATCAAAACCAACCGCAAAAGATATAAGTGCCAATAGTCCTAATATTGGCGTAATGAAGATTAAAAATGTTGTTATGATTGCTGTAATTGTTTTAGTTGTTATCATACTACCATTGAATTGATTTTTCACAATGATTTTTATCTATTGTGTCTAAAATTAAACATATAATTTTTCCGAATTTTGTAAGGTGTCCGAACCTTTTATTTTTACCCAATACGCTCGAAATAGTTTCATTAATATTCCCAAACTCAAAAGGACTATTTGAAGTAATTAAGCACTTGTTTAAACTTGTACGAAATTCACGATTTCCAAACTTATCAATATTTATAGCACTGTCTTTAAAATATCCTTTTTGACGCACAAAAAGAAAGTTAATAAAAGATAAAGGTAAAAACAAAACGTAAGCAATTAAAAATAGTATCATAGTAAATTTCCGTTTATAAATATTTCGTCTAATTGCCCTTGTGTTATTTCTAACATTTGAGCCATTGCGTTTAACTCTGGGTTTGTTCTATCAAATACAACCGCATATTCCCACATAGTGTAAATTAAATCCCTATTTGGTTGTGGTAAAGATTGAATTAAAGCGTCAATTGAACTAATAGAAATACCATTTAAAATTAGTTGTTTACGTAACTTCATTTGTGATATTGAATCAGGTACTACTATTAAACTTGCTATTTCTTCAGGTGTTGCACCTTCTAACAAAACACCACCCACTAAACGAGGTTTAATAAATTGCGTGTTTAATAATGGTGTTGCATTTAGCGGACATTCATTGTGTTGTTCACAATGCGTAATAAATCCATTTTCGTCTAAAATTGAATATAAAGGCATATTATTTTGATATTAAAAGTTGAGTTCTTGTTACTGAATCTGATGCATTACCTAAATTAACGGTTGTAAAAAAATAGTTATCAATAGTCGGGTCGAAAGAAATTGATAAAGGCGTAAACGATAAAGCTCCAATATCTGAAATTGCATTAGTTGTTCCATTAATTCTACATTTCAATAAACCTTCTGATATTTCAAAAGTTCGTACCATTTTAGCTGAAACGTTAGCGTTAGCCATTGAAAAAACTGCAATTGCAGTAGCGCCTGTAAGTGTGTCACTTGTATTGTGCCAAATTTGAATCTGGCAAGTTCCTATTCCTGCAGTTTTTTCAACCGCATAACCATCTAAAATCATTACATCCTCAGTACTAAAAGTATTATCTGGAATCAATATGCTGCTACCAATTTGCGTTCTTGAAGTTGTACCTGTTACCGCTGTTGTTGGAGTTGTATCTTTAACAAGCCATTGTAATCTATCATTTAAAGCCGTTTGTGTAGCTGTTGAAATAGGTTTGTTTAAATCTGAAGTATTATCAACATTACCTAAACCTACATCTGTTTTTGTTGTTCCGTGTGGATTTGTTCCATCGTCTAAAACAAGTTCGGAGTGATTAGATACACCGCCACCACCACCGCTTAAACTATCAGTTTTTCTAATTCTCAACAACTGCCAAAATGATACAATAGAACTATCGCTTATGTGACTATTTGATATATTTAAGGTTAAAGTTTGAGGTAATGACCAATCTATATTTATTCTTTGATTTGATAAAAAAGAACCATTTGAGGTTGATGCGTTTGATGTTAAAACAATTTCTTCTGTAATTGTTTCAGATTTTACTATTAATTGCCTTTCTATTTGGTGGTACAAATTAGTAGCTGGACTAGATTGTGCAAACATTTCTATTCCAGCTATGTTTGGTCTTTGAGAAACCACTCCATTTACTCCTGTTTTTATCACTCTCGATTTCAATATTATAGTATCTCCAACGATAAAAGTGTTTGCAGGAATAGTATATGTTTCAACCGTAGTATTAGAAGTTGTCCCTGTTACTGCAACACTATCGGTTAAATTTTGTGCAATTACTTTTAAAGTAGCACCACCACCAATTTCACTAACCGCAACCTTTTTAGTAACGCCACTTTGAACAATTGGTATTTCTTCTGTGCCTGATAAGGGTGTTGTAGCGTCTGTTAATGAATTAAAGTCGGTTAAATCAGACCAAGTTCCACCGCTACCAATATAAATATTTTCATTCTTTTGAAAACAAGGACAATTTAACTCCTCTAATTTAGCCATAAAATCATCACCGCTTGAAGTAGTAAACGGAACTAAAGAACCCAAATCGTAAATCTCGCAATCTATAACATTATATGTTTTAGATTTAAGACCATTTTCGTAAACTATTGTAATTACGTTGTTTAATAAATTTATAGTAAATTTAGATGGCGAAAAAAGTCCAATTTCGCTATCTTCAAACAACCAGTATTTATCTCCTTTTTTAGTTAGTTTTAGCATAATTATTTCTTTTTTATAACATTAACAGCCCATCCATTTACTAAGATAGTAGCATTATCATCTGAAAAGAATTTCACTTTTGCGGGCATATCTTTTGTCATTTCATTACCTATATAAATCCAATTACTAATAGTAATATTATATGTTCCGATTGCTTTGTAATCTCTATCTAAAAAAGAAACTTCGTATGGCGTATCTCCTATTCCTAATTCGATAGACGCTTTTACAGATTGATTTGAAGATGTTGTAGTTATTGATAAATCTAATCTTACATCAACTCTATCACCTAAGTCTAATAGACTAAAGTCAAATTGATTACTTGAAGTGTCGAAAATATCCTCAATTCCAGATATTTTATAAGTTTTATTTGTAAAAGCTCCAAGTCCGTTATTTTCTAAATAAATAGCCGTATCAACGAAAGATTGAGCAGTAAGTGTATTTGCATAGTCCCAAGTCCCTTGATATTCTTTAAAACCCCCATAAGGGATATTATAATCGTTTACATTTCCATAATTAGCTTGAAAACCTGTAAAAAATAATTCAATATTAGGATTAGGATTCCCTACGCTATCTTTTTCTACTCTAAATTTAAAATTTACAACTTCATCTTTATTTACATAAAAACTTTGTGAAAGCCTTTGAAACGGATTACCGTTTGCTAAATCAACGTTTATAGTATCAGTTTCAATTAAAGTATCATTAATATAGACTTTTAATTTTACATCAACATTATATGGTAAATTTGCGTTTATATCCCCCTGTAAAAGATAAAATGAAAACGAGTGAACTCCATTTATTTTTGCTGTAAATTCTAATGCATCACCGAAATCAAAATTAGACGAAAGGTTAGTAATTACATTTTGTACTAAAGTAGCTTTAAAAGATAACGCATTACTATTAATTTGTAATTCGTCTGTTATTTCGTAATTGCTTGACATCGAACTTGAATCAAAATTAATTGTAGGACTATTTCTAAGAAGTGAATTAACACTTAATAAATTTCCCGTTTCATCTAAATTTGAATTTATTAAATTTGCCATATTAGTTTAAAGTAAAGTAAGTAAAGTTAATTTCTATTTCTGATTCAGAAGCCATTGAACCAACAACCGATAAAGCACCGCCAGCATCTAAAGTAATTCTAACACTTCCACTTTCTCCTATTCCATAATAAGTTGTTAAATCACTCGGTAAAAATTCAGCATTTGTAATAGTTGCAAAATCTACACCACTAATAATTGAAACAAGCGTATTTTTTAAACGCCCTTTAATAGTTACACATCTGCCTTGTTTAACTATCTTTAAGTTATAAGTTCTGTCTGTTGCGTTACTTGCTGTAAAAACGTTTGTTGTCGCTTGTGTGTCACTTATAACATTTGGATAAAGTTCATCTACTAAAGCACTCATAGAAAGTCTATGTTTCGCTTGTGTTATAATAGCCGTTAATTGCGTATTAATTGAACTTAATAAATTTGTTTTTGTTGCCATATTAATTTAATAAATATTCGTCGTTATATTCTGTATTTTCATATTCCCCACCTAAAATAGTGAAAGTCAATTCTGTATAAGGTAAAGAACCATATAAAATTGAACTATATTTGTTTGCTGGAATAATTATTTTGTACTCTCCATTACTCACAAAATTATATACTTGTTCAAAGGTAGTAAAATTTATTTTAATTAAGTCTAAATAAGAAATAAAAATTTCATCTTTATACAAAGAAATTTGTAAATCTGTATTGTCAGCATCTACATCGTGATTAAATACTAATTGTATTAAATCGCTAATTGTGTCTAAAGTATAAATTGCGTTTGGGTAATTGCTTACTAATGCTAAAGGTTGTGCAATTTGTAAAGTTCGTGTGTAAGTATCGTTATAGTTAACCGCACCCGTAAACTCACTCGAAAAAGTATTTTGATTTCCTTGTATATCGGAATCCTTTAAAAGTGGTTTATCAGTTACTCTAATTTCTTGTACATAAAGTTGCGTTTTAGCTAAAATTAAATTCAAGCGTCTATACACAAAGTTATCTAACATTTCAAAAATGAATTTTCGCATTTCTATAAATGTAGCTTTTCCACTTACTTTTGTTCCTGTTTCTTGTACGTAGCTTTTAACTTCGCTTTCTTGAATAGAACGTGTAAAAAAGCACTCCAACGCTACTGACTGCATATAAGCATCACTTACGTTTTTATAATCAAATTCAGTCGTTAAATTTACATTTTCAGTTATAAACATTGGATTTGAGTACCAAATTTCAAGCGGGTTAATATTGTTTACCAACTTAATTAAAACTAACTTTCTTTGGAAATCAACGCCAGTCGCAAATTCAATATAATTTCCGTTTGTGTTTTCTGAAATATATGTATGTTCCGTAATATCTTGTAAATTATCACCGCAAATGTCCGAAATATAACAAGTATATTCGCCCTCAAAAATCATTTCAATAGGTGTCTTTTGTGTGTAGAATTTAAACGGATTTAAAACTATTTGATTTGCATAGCCTAAAATTGCATTATCGTTTAAGTCTAAATTTAACGCATCGTTTAGGCTATTTTTAAACCTTATTATACTATCATTCATTATTTAAAAGTGGTATTAAATTATTTGTAAAGTCATCTATGTTATCGTAAATTATGCCGTTTATACTGAATTTAGTAAACTCTTTTGTAGTCAACAAAGGTAAATTATTTACATCGTATAAATTTACAAAATTATTAACTATATTGTAGTTATAAACATCTAAAGTATTAATTTCAGTTATCAAATTATTAAATTTTTCTTCAAGTGTTAAAATCAATTCGTTTGAACGCCATGTATAACGAGCCTCTTTAATATATCCAAATATTACATTTTCACTATTTAGAATGATTCTAATATATCCCTTTAAATCTCTTACATTATTAAATAAATTAGTGGCTGTGTCAAAGTCTGAAAATACTTTTACACTAAAAACTCTGCCGTTTAAAATTCGATTTTCAGTAAGTGTAATGTTAGCTTTATCAATAACTAAACCGCTTTCAGTATTTAATTGCGTTTCTAAAGCATCATTAATTTTAATTTCCGTAACTTTTGCGTCTTGTCCTATTAAATATTGTCCAGCTGTATTAATAAAAGATAACCATTTATTTGTAATTCTTTTAAGGCTATATTTTAAATTTGAATAGTTATCGGGATTTGCAACCCCTTGAATAGTGGTAAATCCTTGATTTGTTCTATTTGTATATTGTACTCCTTGTAAAATGTAATTAAAAGTAATTGACTTTTCGCCATCGCTGTCAGAAGTTGGAAAGTTATTCAAAAATAATAATCTTATTGTAAAATCTTCTAAAGCTAATATTTCAAAGTTTGTACCACTTGGCAAGCCTACAAAAGAAATGCTAATTGTTTGTCCTACAACCATACCTAAATTAGTCCATGCAAAAGTACCATTTGATACAATTTCTAATTTATTGTCAGTATCTAAAATTCGATATCTTAAAAATTGTGTAAATTCATTTGTAGTGCTTGGTGCGAGTTCAACGCAATCCAAAACAAATAAATTCTCATCATTTTCTAATACTCTGGTTTTTCCGTTTACTTCATTTCCTTTGCGTCTTTGTTCCTCTATTAGTTGAGCGGAGCGTATGTGGTCAAACTCTAAATTATAAATTGCATCGGCTTTTTTGCTTGGCATTTTTAATTGTAAAGAAGTATGCACGTCATCAATTGTATCAACTTCGTTTCCTGTTCTATCTGAACTACTTTTTTTGAATTTAACGTTAAATAGATTTATTGAATAATCACTATTTGCGGTGTAATTATAATCATTACTTGGCAATTCTGTAAAAACTGCAATTTCTTCATCTTTATAATAGTTGTTTATAAAGTCGATTTCTATTCCCTCATTTGTTATTTGATAGTCTGCAAAGGCTTCATCACAAACAGAATTGTAAAGCTGTTTAAATTCATTATTAAATTCATTATTTGCTAAATTACCCAACATACGACCATTAAAACAAAAGTTATTCCAATATTCAGAAGTATTATTAAAAACTCCGTTATCTGTTAGAATAGTATCATAGCTATTGGCTTGATGTCTTAATAAATCATATAATCTAACGCCTTTTACAATTGTTGAAAGTGCTGTCGATGTTGCTGTTATACTCATTTTCATCGATTCCATTGTAGCATAAACTGTATAGTTTGCTAAACTTGAAGATGAATATTGATTAAAAGTTGCTTCTGAATATGGTTCTAAATAAACATACAACCTCATTCCTTGCTCTAAAACTGGTATTGTAACATCAAAGGAATTAGGTAAATTTACAATTGGTGAACTATCAACAAAACCAAAAAAACGCTCGTATAATACAATAGTTGTCATATTTGGAACATCAGTATCAAAACCATATTTTATCACAAATCTAACATAACCGCTACCACTTAAAACAATATTAGCAAAGAAGTCGTTTTTAGATTGCCTTGTGTAAGCATCTAAATCGGTTATAGATATTTTAATGTCTGTCAAAGTGTTTTTGGCTTCTAAATATTGAAAATTTAAACCATCATTAGGAAACCCTAAAGAATTTAAAACATATCTTGATTCAAAACTATTTAAAGTATCCTCTATTCCGTAACTTTTGACTATTAAACAGTTATTTGCTCCAAATCTGATAGTACTTGGAATATCATTTACATCGTTTCTGTTATTTGTTTGCGAAAACCCAAATGCATCAGCTTCTATACTCTCCCAATCGCTCGCTTGTAGTAATGGTTTAGCCTTTAAAAATATATCCGTTGTTGTGCATGGTTCAATATCTAAATCGGTCAAACTTTTATCACTAAAAGCGTCAATTTTTACACTATCATTTTTTTTGATATAAGCATATAAAGTATTTTGAGTTATTTTAATAGATAACTCGTTATCGCTTACTTTGTATGTTAGTCCGTCAATTTCTCCCGTTGTAAAGTCTGTGCCGTTGTAGTTTATAATATACTCAACTGACATTTCCCACCCTCTCGAATTAATTTCGTTTATCAAATAATCAAAACCATGTGAAGCTAAATTAAAAATTGTGCCGTCTGGTAAAGTTTGTTCAGTATCTAATAACTCAAAATGTTCACGCTCTAATTCTAAATCAATATCCTGATTAGCAATTATTACATCTCGTGAATGCCTGCCTTTTTCTCGTTTAATTTCGTGGGTACTTCCATCGAACTTAAAAGGCTCGCTTATTTCAATTCTACCTATTAATGGTAAATCTACAAAATTTAAATAGTGTTTAAACATTATTTGATTGTTCTTGATTTCATTGTTAATACTGAATTTACTAATTCTCTACGCTGTCCGTTAACACGTTCGTAGTACTTTGTTCCGCTTTCATTGTTTACCATTGTGAACTCTGACTTGTTGGCTACTACATTTGTAAGGCGGTCAAGTCTTGCGTTAAGTGGCTCTAAATTTACGGAATTATTATTGAAATTAGAAGTACTTATTCCATTAGTTAGCATTATGTTATTAAAATCTTGATTGAATCCGTATAAATCCATCATTTTTTTTGTTTGGGTTGCGGTGTAGATTTTGTCCCCTTTATCAAGTTTTTTCAATCTTGCACCTTTACTACTTCCGTAATCTTTAATATTTCCTTTGCTATCTGTATGTAATTCAGCTCCTTTCTCATCTGTCCACGCTAACCCCTCTGGTGCGTTTTGTGTACCTTTGTAAAATTGCGGGATTGGTTGTGCTGCTGTCATTGCTAATTGCACTGCCCCAATTGCACCAACTGCAATAGCTAAAGGAATACCAGCTGGGAATCCTAATTTAGCATAAGTAGCCATAACCGCCTGAGCCGTATTAGTAGCAATATTAAACATCGCTAATCTTTTTTGGCTTTCAGCTTGTTGGCGTTGAATACGTTTTCTTCTTTCTTCGTAAACACGTTCTATTTCTTCCCTTGCTGTTGTGCTTTCTCCAGCAAACAAAATACTTACATCTCTTTGACGCTCTAAATTACTAAACATTGTTTGATAATTAGCGTCTGACATTGTAGAAATTGTGTTAAACGCTTGTTGGAACGCTTCCGATATAGCTAATGCCATATCTGTACCGCTTTCTTTTAGTTTATCAAAGTTTTCAATGATAAAGTTAATTTTATCAAAACCACTATTTGCCCAAAAATCATCTTGAAAACCCTCTCTAAACTCTTTGTACCAAGCACGTAACTCATCACCTTGACGCATTAATTCGTCGCCATCAATATCAGTTAAAAATTCGCTACCTCCTAAATCTAAAGAAACACCATCTAATTCATCTTTTACTTTCTTTGAAGTACCTCTTAATCTTTCAAGCCATTGTTCATAAAACTTAATAGCCCCCACTCCAACTTGATATTCTTCTGTTGTTGTGCTTAAAGTTGAATTTAATTCTCTTAAATCTGAAATTTGTTTATTTATCCATTTTTCAGAACCAATAGTTAATATTTCAGATTCTTTTTTCTCTTTATTATTTTTCTTTTTACCTTCAGTATTTTTATCTTCAACTAAAGTCAAAAGGCCTATTTCTCTTTTTAATTGTGCATCTGTTTTAATTTTAGCATAATCTAAAGCAACACTTTGAGAAACTTGTTTATTTCTTAATGTAAAAGCGGTTATAAATTCCGATTCTAAACGTAACCTTTCAGCAGACTTTTCTTTAATAGAAGTTTCTAAATATTCTTTTGCTGATAAACTTGCATTGTATTTTTTAGTAGCTTCAATTAATTCTTTTTCTAAATCAACTGCTTTTCCTTTGTTTGCTAAATATTTATACCCAAAAGTTTCTTTTTCTGCTTCAATTTGCTTTTTTAAGTTATTTATTATTTTTTCCTGACCATCTGCTATTTTTGTTGTTTTTTCTAATTCTCTATTGAAGTAATCAACAGCATCTAATGTTTCTTTTGGTACTAATCCTGAAACTCCTTTTTTCCAATTTTCAAAAAATATTTTTCCTTTTTTATCACCATAAGCTTCTAATAATGATAATTTATTTAATAATTCTGTAAAATTATCAATAAGCCTTCCAATTGCTGCTCCACCAGTACCGCTGCCATCTTCTAAACTTAAAATAAATCCATCCCACGCAGAAGTTAAAAGCGTTATTTTTCCCTCTAACGAATCTAATTGAATGTCAGCCATTGCTTTAGCTGAACCCGCTGCATTATCTAAAGACTTTGCCAATTCATTAATTCCATCTTTTGACTTTGATAATACTAAAAGTGCTGTTTGTGCATTTCTACCCACTTCATCCATAGCATCGCCTACGGAAATACCACTTTTAGCAACTAAATCTAATGCTTGACTTGCTGGTTTTCCTGTCTTAGCCATTTCCGCCAAAATACGTCTTAAAGCCGTACCCGCTTGACTTCCTTTTATACCTGCATCGGCTAACTTACCTAACATAGCTGTTGTAAACTCAATTGAAACCCCTGAAGCCTTAGCAATTGGAGCGACATACTTCATTGATTCTCTAAAGTTTTCAATATCTAAAGCGGAACTTGTAAAAGATTTCGCCATAACATCAACCACCCTACCCATTTCAGACGCATCAAGTCCAAAACCTCTTAATGTTGAACCCGCAACCATTGAAGCATTTGCTAAATCAGTTTCAACCGCAGCAGCTAAACTTAAAGTTGCTTCTGTTGCATTTAATATTTCTGTTTGAGTAAATCCTAACTTAGCATATTCTTTTTGTAATCCAGCTACTTCTGTCGCTGTAAATTTAGTACTTGCTCCTAATCTTTTTTGGTCATCTGTTAATGCTGAAATTTCTTTACGGCTTTTACCCATTGTAGCAGCTAAATCAGCATTAGCTTTATCAAAGTCTTTAATTGTTTTAAACGCACTTTTTACAGCACTCGCAAACAAATAAACACCGCCAAATAAACCAAAAGCCGACATAAGATTTCTTATACTTGCTACTGCTTGTCTTGGGTAATTTCCTACATTATAATTAAATTGTCTAACAGCATTATTTGCATTAACTACACGTCTATCTAAAGCGTCATATTCTCTTTGTGCTTTTCTTATTTGTGCGTTACTTGCTGTTTGACTTGCAATTAAATCTTGAAGCGTTTTCTTCGCTTGTTGGTGTTTAGCGTTTAAATTAGCCATTGCACCAACTAAATTACTTGTCGCTCTTGCTTGTCTGTCGCTTGCTTGTGCTAATGCTCTTTGGTTTACAATTTCCTCGCTTGTTCTTACTTGTGCTTTTTGCTTTTGAGCGTTTAATTGTTTTAGTTTTTCTTCTTGTTCTTTGTATTTTCTTGCAAGTTCTTCGTTTTGCTTAATAGTAGCGTTTAAATCAACTGGGTTTTTAGGTGTCGAACCACTATTAATTTTTAACCCTTGTTGATTAATCTTAATAATTTCTTCGTGCGTTACCTTTAAAGAAGCAATTACTTTGTCAAGTTCAGCTTGTGCTTGCTTACTTACTAATATATCTATTACGTTTGTCATTATTTTTTTGCTTTATTTTGTGATTCAATTACTTCTTGTGCCTGTTTTTGATAACCTATAAATTCCGCTACATTTAACTCTTTAATCTTTAGGGAATATCTTAATTCTAAAATCCTACCTATGTTTATTAATTCCTTTTCAAAGTTTGGCTTATCGGATTTCTCTTTTTGACCATCGTCTAATTTAGCACGCAATAATTCAATCTTTGTCTTAATTCCTTGAATCCTATTCGCTATCTTTTCAATCTGTTCAAATACTTCTTTGTTTCTATCTATTTTGTAGTTCCATTGTTCCAAAATATCAATCATTTTATCAAAGTTTTCTTTACCTTGTAATTTGTCGTAATTCCATAAAGATTTAAGCAATAGAGAAACGCATTTATACTTATTTTCTAAACGCATAATTTCAAACATAGTAATATATCTATTTTCTACTTTTCTGTTATTCGTTAACTCGATATAATCAGTAAAAAATAAGTCAGCTATATTTTGAAGTTTAGAATCCTCTTTTAAATCGCTTGAAAAGTACTTTAAATCGTTTGTTTCAATAAACATTTTAAAGTTATAAAGTGGCATCTTTTCGCAATTATCGAAGTAACTAACCGATTTGTTGTTTAACAAACTTTTGAATCTCTGGTAAAATGATTTCATAATTTAATTTTAATTGATTTTGTGAAGTAAGTCCGAATATATTTGTGTAACCTCTAAAGAATGTTGCTTTATCTCCCGTTCCTGTTCCTGTTGAACCGATTTCTATCTGTACTAAATTTGGTAATACTTCGACATAAAAACCTCTAAAGAAATTACCACTATCGGTAAAGTTATAAGGTTGGCCTATTTGATGAAAACCGCCACTTTCAGTAAAGTTGTTTGAGCGATAAAAACCTGTAAATACTTTGTCCGTATTTTGCAAAATCTTATTATCGAATCCTATATGTTGCTCTATTTGTGAAGCGTTTAACTGAATTATTTTATTCTCATTTCTGTAAATGATATTTTCAGTTTCATCAAGAAGTCTATTTCTAACCCCTTGAATTTTTACCATTAAATCGTATGGAGAGGTCATTTTATGAAGTTTTAGAACTTAATTACGGAACTCGAACCGATTGCACGCCTATCGTTTTAAGTTAAGGGGCGTTTTTAAATTACCGCCCCCTTTTAAATATTATACTACTACCGTAGTTGCAACATTAGATTTGTACATTGTACCATCTACATTGATAATTGAAGCATTTAAAATACTATCAAATAATTGTAACGAAACCGCATCACCTGTTGTAAAAGCTGGCACCGTTAACGTATATTCTCCATCTACTGAACCATATATTAAAGCTGTAATTGTAGTTGTAACACCATCAATTTTTAACAAGAAATCTTCTTTTTCTAATCCTGTTAACGCTACTAATTTGTTGTTAGACTTTGCGTAAACTTTAATCGCTAAAGAAGTAGCCGTATCAGCTGGAGCTGTTAAAGCAATTTCAATGTCGTTGTATCCGTCTAAATCTTGTTCAGCTGTAAAATCTAAATTCTCATTAGATACAAAAGCAACATCAGAATCAAATTGAGTTCTTGAAATTTGAACCATCAAAGATTGAGAGTTTTCCATTCCGATTTTGTAACCACCTACACCTACATACTGACAGTCTAAACCTCTAAAGTTACCCTGACGGTCTAAAGCTCCAAACATATCATTTTTAATGTCAAAAATGAACATATCATAGTTTTTAGAGCCTTCTAATTTAGTTAAAGCCTTGTGGAAATGTAAACCATTATCAAACACAAACGTAAAGTCGTAAGGATTTAATAATGTTGTGTACTTAATTCCTGTACTTTCTCTTGTTCCTGTTGTGTTTTCTGCTGTATTATCTGTAAAAGATACAACACCGCTTAAAACGATTAATTTACCCGTTTGTTGTAGCTCTTGTACTGCCAATAAAGTAAGGTCATCACTTGGAGCGAATTTTGTACCCTTTTCAGCGAATACTACAACTGTTGGATTTTCAATATCTTGAGGACAGAATTTTGTTCCTGTTCCTAATTGGCTATTTGCACCACAAGATAAGTTATTTACTACTGCACTTATTAATCCCATAATTATATGATTTTATTTGTTCTTAAAAAATTTATTACTCTTTTGTCATTGTGTGAAAAAGTATCTCCAACTTTATAGACTTTGTCGTTTGTTGCAAATTCCTTTAATATTTTAAATGACTGCTTTTTAATTTCGGCTATTGGTTTTGGAATTATATTTGTTTCCATTTCCTTTTTTTCTTTCTTTGCCATATCTTAAAATTTTACTTGTTTGATTCTGCATGGATAATCGGTGTCAAAAGAAACTTCAATTGTCAATTCTATTGCGTTCCAAGTATCGACCAAACCGCCTTCGCTATTTTCAAAAGAATAGTTAGGCTTGTATTCAGAATTATACACTTCATTAACAATTTTACTAATACCACTCATTCGTAATGATTTTATTAAATTCATTTGAACTGGGTAAAGTATTTCTTTATAGTACGTTTGGAATTGGAACTCGTTAAATTCTTCTTTGTTCATTGAGCGAGTTGCGATAACTATTCTTGCATTTCTGCTGATACTTTTATTATTAATATCGTTTGAATCTCTACCAACAACCAACCAAACTAAAGGATATGAATTTTCTTTGTTTAATATTAGATACTTATTTAATAGCTCTTGCGTTCCCCAATTGTATTTTATTGAGTAGTCATTTGCTCCTATTGTAACATCTGGCAATAACTGAACTATTTTACCTAAACTCTCCTCAAAGGTTATCATATTCCAAAAGAATTAATTTGTTCGTAAAATGTGAAATTATCTAAATTTACATTCGGAAAATCAGTCTTTTTGTCAACTAAATAACGATATAAACTTACATAAACGCCTTCGCTATTTCCTAACCAATCAACAAAAATACCGTTAACATAAGGTTCGTTTAAATACTCGCCTTGATATTGTTTAATAAAATTAACGCTTGCGTTTGCTATCTTGTACATCGGAGTTACTAAAGTGCCTTTTTCAACATTTACTTGCGAATTTCCAACTGCTGATAAATTAGTGTTTTTTTGCATTACATATTCAATCCAAACAGCCTGAGCAATTAGATTTAAATCGTGTTCTAATCCTATCCAAATTTTATCATCGTACTCATCACCTTGTACCAATTTTTTATAAGAAGCGTATAGCGGATTGTCTATATCCGCTAACGCTAATTGAAGTTCATTATAAGTTGTTAAACCTAAAGCATTAACCAAAATAGTTTTTTCAATCTCAATACATAAAGCATCGATATACGCCCCATCGTTTGGAGTAGAGGTCACCGCACTTGGTAGTGGTGCTTCACTCGCTAAAGGAATATATAAGATATTTGCTTTATTAAAATACGATTTATTAACTATTTGTGGCATTTTTTATTTTTTTGCTTTTGGTTTATCTTCTTTTACTTTTTCTACATATAAATGAGCATCTTCTTTGGCTACTCTTGTAGTTTTACCTTTATAGGTAACTACTACTGTTGTATCTTCCCAATAACCCATATTACTATGCTGGTGTTAACGCTGAAATAGCATCAGAGAAATCACCATATACGAAAGCTCCGTAATGATTAGATTTAACTCTATGTACTAATCTTGCCTCAGCTAAAATTGTAACAAGGTTTTTAGTAAAGTCGTCATTTTCATAACCTACATTAATAGTCAAACCTTCTTTAAATCTTACTCCTGATTTAGAGAAATCACCTACTAAAAATTTATCAATTGTAACTCCTGTGTTTGCAACAACTCTAATACCTGATACAATTGTACCATCTAAAGCAGCAAACGGAGGCATAACATATTGTCCTGTTGAATCTTTAGACAATTCCATTGCTGTAACATCGGAAGGATGCATTACTATATAATTAGGCTCGAATAAGTTTACTCTAACTTGGTTAATTGCAGTTCTTAAAACATCCCATTTAGTAGGACTTGGAATTGCGTTTGCGAATGAACCAGCAGCCCACGCAGTTGCATTAGTTGTAATACCTGTTAAGTTTACAGTTAAACCAGAACCATTTAATAATTGGTCGTCAATTTTTAAGTTGATTAACTCTGTTAACTCTTGGTCAATTTCTGAACGCATTAACTCAACATCGTCTAACATTTCTTTAGTAACTTTGATATAAGCAGTTACTTTTTTAACGTTAGCACTTGCAACAACTAAATCGAAATCAGCTTGTGATTTAGCAGCACCCTCAGCAGTCATAGCTGAACCACCGTCTAAATTCTTTTGCTCTACCCATTCCCAAACGTTTGACATAATAGTACCAACGTTTACTAATTGTAAAATAAAAGGATTTCTTTTTACAATTCTTGTAATACCTGATTCTCTTTCAGCTTGTGGAACTTGTCCTGTTACGTTTGTAGAAAGTGCCATTGTACCAGCCGCTTTAAGTGTAATTTGAACACTTGCACCGCTTTTTTCTTTCATAGCTTTTAATTCGTCTGCTTTTTCAGCAAGTAACGAAGCTAAATTTTCAGGAACATTGTTTGCTACTCCTTTAGTTTCTAAGTCTAAAACTTTAATAGCTACTTCTTCAATATTAGCTTTTAAAGAATCAACATCGTTACCTTTAGCTTGTAAGTCAGCAATTTTAGACATTACTTCGATTAACTCAGCTTTAGAAACTGATTCGTTTTTCATTGCGTCGATTTTCGTACCCAATTCTTTGATAATTTCTTCCATCTTTTTTAAAATTTGTTTAATAATTTTTTTAATTCTTGTTCTACTTTTTGAGTGTCAATTGACGGCTCGGTTTTAATTTCAGAAGTGATATTGTCGGCTTCTGTTTTATTTTCTATTTGTGATATTTCAGCGGTTGCACTATTTGAGCCAAAAGGTAATAAACTCGATTCCATTACATTTTTAGCTTCTTTTACTATAAAGAAATATTCAATTTCTTTAAACTCATCTTTATTAGCAATTAAAGGATAGTACTTATTATAGTTTTCTGTCTGTTTTGCATAATCTTCATCATCTGAATTAAAAGCCGTTTCTAACTTGATATATTGCATTCTAACTGATAATTGTAACTTACGACCTTCTTTAAGCCATTTAGATACATTTTCATTAACTATTTTATCTTTTTTAACCTTGTATATTAAAGAATAAGTTTCTCCTTCGTATGCCTTACCTAATAAAGACCATGCGACTTTTGAAGTCATCATTTCAATATCTTCTGGAAACGCTATAATATTTTCCGTTTTGCTAAAATCGTGATGCCAAACTAAGTAAACTTTTCCGTTTTGGTCTTTAACTGACTTATTCCAATTCCCGTCAACATGCATATCGTTGTGAGAATCCAAATAATTTGCTGAATTAACTACAAAATAATAATAGTCAGTATCAAACTTAATACCCTTTTCGGAATCATTAAAAGCCTTTTCTATTGTCTTTTGGTCTGAAACTACTTGCAAACCTTTTTCAAAAGATTTGTATACTTGTGATTTCTTAGCATCAATAATAAATGATTCATTATCTACTAGCGCCTTGAATAAATCAGCTTTATTTTCAAACTCCTTATTTAGTTCTTTACAATATATCATTTTGTAACTTCTTTATCGTTTACTAAAATCTTTTTTCTTTGTTCTAATGCTTTTTTTAGTTCTGGACTAATATCTTTTTTATTTAGCATTTTATCAATTTCATCTACTTTCATAATCCTAAAGTTTTAATAAAATTATCACTCATTTTCTTTGCTTCTGGTTGTTCTAAAGTACCATTCTCTAAACTTACTTTTAAAGCGTTTTGAAACTCGGTAAACGATTTAATTTTATCGTTAATCAAAGTTTGCATTATTGGTAAGTGATCAAAAGTTGCTATTAACTTTTCGTTTTTATCTAATAAACCAAATGAAGAACTTAAAGAGTTCATAGTATTATCGGCACTACCTTGTATTGAGTTTTGAATCCAATTTATAACGCCTTGGTTTTGATTTTCAAACGTGCTATCTTTTGCAAAGTAGTTTAAAACGTTCTTATTCATTTCAAAAGCTAAAAGGCATTTATTAGCGTCATCGGAAAATTGTTCATCTAAAAACAATTTCTTCATATCACTTACAAGGTGCTTATATTCTACACTTGCATTAGTTGTTAATACGTCTTTTTTATTTAAAATACTTTCAATTTCTTTTCTGTCGGCTGATTGTATTTGTGCTTCCATTCCAGTAGATTTATTTATACCTACATATTTGGAACTCATTTGTAAATTCTTATGCTTAGAACGTAAATTAACATCAATATTCTGTAATACCTTTTCTATTGCTTTAACACGACTTGGAGCGACTAACCACGAATCAGTAGTTAACGCATTAGCCAAATCATAAAGCGGTATAATTTCAGATATTTTAATATCGTAAACTTTACCGTCTAAAGTATATTTTATTTTCTTTTCAGAGAATGACTTTATTTCAGACTTAGTAAAAATAAATTTATCAGTCTTATTTACTTTATTAAAATCAATTTCACTTGGAATAAGATTATAAAGATTTTTAGGTAATTCAGATGTAAAAGGTTTGATTTGATAAATGTAATTATTTCCAGCAACTGACAAAAACCACATTTGCTGAAATAAGAAATCCTCCTGACTTTGGAAATAGTTAGGCTGCTTTAATAATTTTAAAACTTCTGAATTTTTTACTTCTTTTCCGCTTGCGTCAATGTGGCTTATTTGCATTTGAGAATACATTTTAGCACGCAAAGAAACAATGGCGTTTAAAACTGGATTTTCTAAAGAAGTATGTAAGTAGTTAGAATTGTTAATAAAGTCGTCACCGCTTAAGAGTGTAGTCCATACAGAACCATCTCTTGAACGCTCGATTTTACTGAATATTTGTCTACCAAATAGACTGAATGTTTTTTCTACCATAATTTAAAACCTCTGTTTCACAACGTTAGTTAGGTACAAATATAATAATATTTTTTAAATAAACTATTTTTATTTAGATTTATTTTAAATTAACTTAAATATCTTGTTCTACGATACCAACTTATTACATATTTCATTGCGTCTAATAAGTGGTCATCTGTTTGCTCTGGTTCATCTAATTGCACGCCCTGAGCTATACGCCAACTATATGTATCATATTCGTTTTCTATATTCTTTGAACTTTTTGTATAGTAGATATTTGATTTTTGTATTGTTTCAATTCCTGACAAAATCGAACCCGCTCCCTTCATTGCTGGCAAAACATTATAACCCGCATTACGTAGCTTTTGCATTTCTGTTTTGTTAAGCTCGTTACCAACATCACAAATAATTTCAATATGTTTAGGTATTTTCATTTTATCTAATTCAGTTGATAGCGTGCCTTCAATGTGGTTAAGTGGTTTGTATAATATTTCTTTAAAGAAAAATGTTTTATCTCCGTCGAACTTCATTTGTACCATTGCACTCGGACTTGATAAACCAAAATCCATTCCGTAGTATGTTGAAAATGGTAACATATCAAATTCATCATCTGGAATAACTTTCCAATTATGATAAATTTTGTTAGGTTTTTCCGCTTTTAAACCTAATCCATAAACTTGCCACATATAAGCATTAGCTGTAAGCTGTTGTAAATTATATTCTGTTGGTTCGTAACTTAATATTTTTTTCTTTTGTTCTAAAGGACAAAAAGGATTATCTTTAAATGTAGAGTGTATTAGTTTTGCGTTATCTTGTTTAATTAAATCATCACTCCATAATCTTCCTACTGGGTTGTAGTCCATGAAAACAGCAACGGAGCAACGCATATCTAATTGGTCAAATGTTTCTTTTGGCATTTTATAAAACTCATTAAACCATAAATAATCTGAATGATAACCATGTACTTTTAATTCGTCATCTGTACCCTCAATATTTATAGTTGAACCATTTGGAAAAGTAAATATACTTTCTGTTTTGTTAAATTTTACATATTCGTAATTATCTAAAGTAGGGTAATATTTTAGCATATCTTGTAAAATAGTATCCTTACAGTCTTTTTTAGTATTACGAAATACCGATAATTTAGTACGCTCTTTAGACCATGCTAATATCCAAAAAATCTGAAGTATAGAGAAAGTTTTTGACGAACGAGAAGAACCAGAATTTATAATATATTTATATTTTCCGCTTTGTAAGGCTTCCCAATTTTTTTCAAATACTCCTGTTGCTTTAATCTTCATTAGCCTTATTAATCTCTACTTGTATACTTGTTGGCATATTTTGTATCTTTTCTCCACCGCTTGTAATGTCTGTTTTATCTCCGAATTTCTTTGGTAACATTTTTGATAAAGCCCATTTTCTTGCGTCAATTTGAAGTCGATTTCTTTGTACAATATTATGATTAATTACTTTATTTCCGTTTTCATCTTCCCCAACATCTTCGCTCTGTTTATCGGCTATTTCAATAATTTCATCAAATAAAAACTCACTTCTTAACTCTACACTTCTTTCGTATTGTTTTACTTTTTTTTCATCTTCATCTACCCATTTAAAGAAAGTTCTACTACTTGGCATATTTTCACGCCTTAAAATAGAGCGTAAAGAATATCCTTTTTCTAATTCATCACAAATTAAATTAAACGTTTTATCTCTTTCATTTTCCGAATATGCCATAACTATAATTTTGTTGTATCAATTGAAACTTTAATTTCTTTTACTTCTTTTCCTTTTAGTATTTTGAACTCCTCATTTACATAGTTTCTTTCATTCTCTGAAATATCTTTTAGAGCTTGTTTTTTGCTTTTGCTTTGTCCTACTTTACTATAACCTTTTTTCATTATGGTATATTATCATTATCACAACCTAAAAAAATATATCCTTCTGGTAAATTAATAGGCTCGTTTGTTTCGCAATTTAATTCAACTGGTATAACTGTTCTTATTTGTCCGTCAGGTTTTACCCATGCATTACAAGTATAAGTACATTGTTCGTTATCGTCGTTTGAGCAACTTAAAAATAAAATCGCTAATGCTGTTATTAATAATAGTTTTAATGTTTTCATAATTACAAATTTAGTCATTTATTTTGATACCATAGTAAAAATAATTCAATTTTTTTTAAACTTGCAAACATTTATAGAAATAATTTTTAGATTTTTTAAACTCGAGCCATTTTCCAAAAGTCATTTTTTGTTCAAATTCTTCATCTGAAAACTTATGATAAGCGATTACTTTTACTATTGTGTTTGCATCTAAAAAATAGTTTAGTTTACTTTTTTTATTTTCCATACTCCAACGTCGTTTGGTTCTATGTAAGATTCTTTAAAATTATAAGTACCATAATTAACAATCATATTTTCTATTTTATAGTTAGCAACAATTATAAATCTATCTCCATAAACAATTTCGTTTGCTATTTTATAATTTTTTTTCATAATGTTTAATTTTTAGTTTTTAACTCTTTAATCTTTTCTTTGTATATGTAAATTAATTCCTTTACTTCATCTAACGTTAATTTAAGCGGTTTATTTCGACTTTCTAATAGTTCGGAGTATTCTTTATTACTTAATATCTTTTGAAGTCTTAAATCGTATTCTTTTTGGTTTCCGTGTTTATCTCTATTACAATGTACGCATTGACCAAAAACATTATTTTCGTTAAATCTTAAGTTTGGGTATGCTCCAACTGAAAAGAAATGTCCAGCATCATACTTACCTATTAACTTTTTATCACAACTTACACAATTTTTATCTTTGTCACGCAATCGAATGTAAGTGTTGAATACTATTTGAACAGCTCTTAAAACATCGCTTTTAGTTTCTAAAGATTGCTTAATTACTTTCTTTTGCTCTTTCCATTCTTTGCTCCGTTGCTTTTTTAAATACTCTAAAGAGCAAGAAGGACTGCAGACTATTTGAGTATTATTCTGCGGTGTAAACTTTTCTTTACACACTAAACATTTTCTTTGATATACTTTACGCATCTTAAAAATATTGATTAATTTCCTCGTCTAAAGTTTCGTTGTCAATACCTAACCATTTACAAATAACATTCTTTACACTTGTATAAACTTCATTAAATTGTAAGTCATCCATATTTGAAAAATTAATTGAGTGTGCTTTTTTGTAAACCTCTCCAGTAATTTTACATACTTGCTCATCATAGTTACCGCTTACAATTAATAAATCCCTACGCATATCTTCAAGTACTCTATAATCGCTTTGGTTTTCGTATGCTAATTTAAGCAAAGAAAAGAACTTTCTATGGAATTTAACATTTCTTTTTTTAATGTATTCAATTTCAAAAGTTTCGTTCAATGGCATTTTATTAAATATTTCTTTGTCGCTATCATAAGCGGGTTTTAATCCGTTTAATGTTTTTACTACTAAAATTTTCATATTTCTAATTTAGATTAATTATAAATAAATGTTTCTTTTTGTAATATTCTTGTTCTAATTCTGTAAAGACTAACCAGCCTATATGTCCGTTTATAAATAATTGGCATTGCATATCGTAATATTTTTGTATTAGGTTATATTCCATTTTAAAAAGGTACATCAGAATTATCATCGTAAGGATTTCCAAAAGCATCTTGTGGCGTAACCGGTTGTATTTTATATTCCGGTTCGTTTTCTTCTGTTTCTATTATTCCGGATTCAATTAAATTAAATGTTGGCACTTGCGTTCCTTTTGCGTAATATCTTCCAGATGGTATATGATATTCATACTCAACCAAACCACCAATAGTACCTTGAAATTTCATCTTTGTTTTAAGGTTTTCAAATACTGTTTTAGGCTCGTTATTTTCATCTCCAAAAAATCTATAAATACTAAATCCGTCGTGAGTTTGATTTCTAAAGTCCGAACTTCCAGACACATCATATAGTGTTGGACTTGCATATAAACCATCTTGTCCTTTTTGCATCTTTGTAGGGTGCGCAACTAAAAAAACTATTACGTTATTCATTTGGGCAAACATAGTTAACTTTGTAAGTACGTTGTTAATTAAATCAAGCTTATTGCCTTTTTCATTAAAACCTAACTTATTAAACGCATCGATTACAAAAATATCAATTCCGTAGTTAAAAAGTTGTTCTTTCATTTTTTCAAACAACCAATCCCAAGTTGGGAACTCACCATTTTCTGTACCGGTTAAATATATTTTTTCTTCTGCCCAAAGTTGATATTGTGCAATTTCATTTTTAGATATTCTCGGACATTCATCGTTACCATACCAAAAAGACTTTCCAAATGTTTTTTCAATAAAAGTTGTATGGTGTAATTCAAAAGGGTGATGCTCCGGACTAAAAAAACTCGCTTTAAAGTTATAATCTTTTACTAAATTTAAAACATACCACTCAGTAAAGTTTGATTTACCATGTGAAGGAATACCTGTTCCAACTACTAAATGCCCTTTCATTACACTAAACACTTCTTTTATGTTCCCAAAGCAATAATGTTTAGGGCTTATTGTTTCAGGCAAACCATTTTCATAAAGTGAAAATATATTTTCTATTACATCACTAACTTTAAAAGTTCCTGATACCGGATATTTTTCTGTATTGTAAATAGTTTTATTAAGTACTCCTGATTTTAAATCGTCGTTAGCATCTTTGCCTTCGAATATAACTCGCTCGCATCTGTAACGCCCTAAACGTTGTGCAATCTTTTCAGCTACATTGTTTCCGGATTCATCGTTATCGGTTGCAATGTAGAAACGCTTAATATCTTTTAAATACTTTTCAGAATTTTGCCAATAATTATCATTATCATTTGCACCATTAGGAATAGATATAGCATTTTTAATTCCTATTTCGTAAAGTGCCAATACATCAAATTCGCCTTCTGTTATATAACATTCAGTTTCTCCAATAATTGAATTAATATTATAAAAAATTGGTTTTCCGTTTTTGCTTTGCGTAAACTTTTTGTTTCCGGAACGATATTTTTTATTTACTAATATATCGCCCTCAAAGTAATTGAAAACAATATTATTAACTTCTTTACTTAATGCCGGTTGATAATATTTTTCTTCTGTAACGTTAAAATGATTCAAAGTATATTGATTTATTTTTCGTTCCGTTTCAATATGTTTTACCAAATTATCAGAAAGCGTTGTATAATTATGCCAAGTTTGTTCCGGCAAAGTATAGTTTTCTTTTACTATTGATTTCTCAATACTATCTTTAAAAAATAAAGCACTACAACCATCGTTAAAACACTTACCTACTCCAGAGTTAAAATTTACATATAAACTTCTATCTTGTTTGTTTTTTCTTGTATCGGTACAAGCTGGACATTTTAACTTTGCAGTTCCGGAAGTTTTATTTGTTTGTATTAAATCCCAATTTTGTATATTGAATGTACTCATGATAATTTACCTCTTAATTTATTATAATCATAACCTTTGTTAACCGGTTTAATTTTATTATCTTCTTTAAACCAAACAGACTGCATTTTTTGTTTCCAATTCTTTACTTGGTTTCCTTTTCCATCTTTCCAATTACCTGTTTCATAATATAAAAAAGCCTTAATTGCACTTTCATTACTATAACCATTTTGGTTAAAATAATCTATTACTTCAATTTGTGATGGTGGGGTAAATTTATTTACTACTCTTTTATTTTTATCTTTTACATTATCACTTACACTAACACTTACACTTACACTATCATTAACACTATCGGTATAATTCGCATCTGTTTTTATGCGTTCGCATACGTTTGTATTTACTTCTATGCCTTTGTTTGCGTTTTTATTCCATCTGTCAATTGCTATTTGTTTATTTTTTTCGCTTTTTTCTTTCCACTTTATCAAATCCCTTTTTAAAGTAGCTTTAATATTAGCGAAAACTGCGTTTATTAATAAATCATCTGTAGTTGGTTCTTCATCGTTTACATAAGCAAATAAATGTTTAATTAATTGACCAGCTTTTTCATCAGGTAAAGAATTAAATGTTGTGTTCCAATCACAATAAGCTGTAAAACTTTTTTTATTTTCCGCCATGATTAATCGTTTGTTAAATTACCAATTTGTTTTTTTAACTCACGAACTAAACGAACCGAAGTTGGTTTGTCTAAACAAATAAAACTTGGAACTACATCACCCATATCAATAGCAATATAAATTTCATTTGCAACATTAGAATAAGCAACTAAAGTATAATCTTCTGTTTTGCTTTTTTCTGTTCCGTAAAATTCTAATTTTACTCTTGCCTCCATAATATTTAAGGTTTAAAGATTACCTACAACTATTAAATTAAATAAAAAAATCCCATTCATTTGGCAGTAGTGTGAGACGTGCCTCCTGAATAGGATTCTATATAATATTTTCTATTTATATAATGCGTCTCACTTCATTACAAATGCAAATATAAACAATTTTTTTAATATACAAACTATTTTATAAAAAAAATGCCTAATTTTCATCAGGCATAATTAAATCAAATGTTGATACTAAAAGTTTTAACATTGGATGTTCTCTAAAAGGGTAAATCGTTACTGGGTACTGCAGCTTGTTGGGTACTTGTTGGCTCACTTGATGGGTTACTTGTTTCAGCATCGTTTGAAATTTTCCAACACTCTAAAGTATTAAAACATTTTTCTACGCCTTCTGGATTAGTCCAAAGTCTACCTCTTAAATTTAAACTAACTTTTACTTCTTGACCAACTTTATAACTATCTAATAAACCGCATTTATCTTTAGTTACTTGAAGTAATAAATATTGTTTATACTCTTCTTGTGTTTCTACTACAAACTCTCTTTTTGAAAATTTATCGCTTACATTTTGCGTTTGACCAATTGAATGAATTTTAACGTTTAATTCCATAATTATTTATTTAATATTAATACTTCTTGTTTATATCTATTATGTGCTTCTAAAGCAGTTTTAAAAACCCCTAAGTGTTTATATTTATTATTTATTGTAATATAAGAACAATATTTTTCTCCATGTTTTTTAGCACCAGTTAAACCTGTTTTATTTTTTACTGATTTTACAATATTTTCTCTATGTGATATTATTTGTAAATTACTAAGTTTGTTATTTAATTTATTGTTATCAATATGGTCTATTGATTTTTCGGTAGTTCCATTTCCAAAATGATTTAAAAAAGATTCACAAACTAAAACATGAACTCTTTTTGTATACGCTATTTTATCTTTTCTTAAACAAACAGATAAATAACCCCTACCATTTTCAACAGCTTTTAAAATTTTTTCTTTGCCATTTTTTAAACTTTTAACATTTCCGTAATTAGAAATTTGATAATCATCAAATCCAAATACTTGCAACCATATTTCTATATCCATAAAATAAAAACCACCAAGTCAAAAGGTCGTCGTCTTTGTCATTGGTGGAATTTGTATAATGTTTTTAATTGTAGCGACGACTCTACTAATACAAATGTAATGAATTTATTTTTAATAATAGCATAATTTTTAAATTATTTATTTATTTACGTTTAAATTCTTCTGATTCATCTTCTCCAAATACTCCAAGTTCATAAAAACCTGTAAGTTTTAAAACTGCTCTGCTCATTGCTCTTTTTTCTGCCATTTCCATAACATACCAACTTTGAGTATTACCATCTTTAAAACTATCTCCTTTTAATGCTGAACCAAATGTTTGAATACTTGCATTTTCTTTTATTGCAGTTGCTTTAACTACACAAAATTTAGGTTCGCAATTAATAACATCATAATTAATAGATACTTGCTCTTTAGCTTGTATTTTATCTATTCCACTTCTTGTAATTATAATGTAATGTTGGTGTTTATATACATCGTCTTTCGTTAATTCGTACTTCAAATATAACGCTTTTAATTTATCTACATTCATAACTATTTATTTCTTTTGTTAAACAAATACTCTTGTTCTTTGTTCCATGATTCTATACGATTTTTTCGTATTTTTTTGTAGTTCTCATCTTCTAAATCATTTTCAGTTGGTAGTTGTCTTACTTCCATGCCTAAATGATTAAGATAAGTTTTTTCATCGTTCCCTAATTGGCTGTAAATTTCTTCTGATAGCTTTAGGAAATACTCTTTTGATGCTCCCATAATTATTTATTTTAGTTAAACAAAGATAACGTTTTTTAATTAAGAATGAAATTAAATTAACGATTAACCTATACATCGTGAGGTAAGACAAGTTATATAAAATCAAATCACTAAATTATTATTTCTTGTCTTTTTGTTTATTTAAAAAAGTGTTTCTTGTTTTACGGTTGCTTTAAATCTTTTGTTTGCTTCTTCTAAATTTAATTTAGCTTGTTTAAAGTAACTATCTTTTAACTCGATACCGATAGCTTTACGACCCATTGAAACAGGACTAAAAACCTCACTACCTACGCCCATAAAAGGAGTTAGAACAACCTCGTCAGGATTTGAATATAACTCAATAATTCTATCAATTACATCAAGTTGTAAAGGGTGTACGTGCTTTTCATCATCTTCTTCTTTTGAATCCCTAAAAGGTAGTACATTATCTATTCTAATATCGTCCCAAACACTCGAAGCGTAACGTTGCCAAATGTAATGATTCAATTTAGTAATCTTATCATCTTCATTTATATTGTTTAAATGTTCCCACAATTCAACTTCGTTTAAATCTGAATTATTAGCATTATTCCATGCTCTTAAAATGTTTGGTAAAATTGGCACTTCTCCAGCATAATGATTAATTCCAAATTTATGAGTTACAGGAACTTTATTTTCCCCTTTTTTAGTAAAAATTAAAACATAATCAGGCATAGCTGTAAAACATTTTGTACTATCTTCAACTATAAATTTATGCATTAAAGATTGTACCATAGTACGCATACGAACTTTTAAAGGCTCTTTCCATATGGTAATACGATTACGATATTCAAAGCCGTATTTTTGGTGTATTCTAATTATTTCGTTTGGAAAATCCCAAAGCCTACAAGTATTATCAAATACATCGGTACAATGTACAGCAGTTATACGACCGCTTTTTGTTACCCTTGCAATTTCAGCTACTAAAAATTCGTATTGTTCTAAAAATTGCTCTTTGCTTTCACAATTAGACATATCGTGTTCAGAACTTGAATAGTTATATAGTCCTGCAAAAGGTGGACTATAAACTGACAAATCAACACTTTCATTATCTAAAGTTGGCATTACTAACATACAATCGCTGTTAAAAATACTATATCTATCTGTGTGAACTTGGTCTTTGCATTTATTTGTTTCCATATCTTTTATTTTTTTTTATGTTTGAAATTAATTGTTCTGATACTTTAAATTTTTTTGCTATTTCTCTTTGACTTATTTTAGTTTTAAAAAGCTCTCTTATTTCTTTTATTTCATTATCACTTAATTTAGTTGTTTTAATATTATTTTTTTTCATTCTGTACCATATAGTCATAGTTGAAACATTAAAGTATTCAGCTATTTTAGAAATAGACATTGTTTTTTTTAGTTCTTTAATTTTATCAATATCTATTTTTTTATAATTTACATCAATTGACTTTTTATTTATTTCAGGGTGTAATTTAATATGATTACCTCTTGAAACTATTTCTAAATTATCAATATTGTTGTTGAATTTATTACCATCAATATGATGTACAACTTCATTAAAAGTTAAACTTCTACCTATTTTTTGCTCCATTAAATAACGGTGTAATCTTAATTGTTTCCCATTTATTTGAATTGTTTTATAATGTTTCATTAGTTTATATCTTTTTTAGTTACTAATTGAACATTAATTCCTTTTGCTTTTAAATCTTTGTAATGTTGTAATGAAGTTGTACGTACCATGATTTCTATTTGTTTATTATTATGATGTAAAGATAATAAAACTTTTCAATATACAACACAATTAATGTAAATATTTTATAAAAATTTTGGTTTAATTAATTCTTTGTTAAATTCTTTTACTTTATTTTCAAAACTACGATTAACATTTTCAGTTAAATTTTTATGTAGCTGTATTGCTTTTTGTGTCTTTTGTTCCAATGCTTCTAAAACCCTTGTTTGTCCGTCTGAAATTACCATATCAATAGTAACATCATTTTTTTGACCGAACCTCCAGAAACGTCTAATAGCTTGGTAGTATTGTTCATAGCTCCACGTTGGAAAAAATACGGAATGATTACAATGCTGCCAATTTAAACCCATTGAAGTCATCTTTGCCTTTGTTATTAGCCTTTCAATTTCTCCATTTGCAAACGCTAAAAGTATTTCTTCTTTTTTATCAATACTTTGACTTCCAATAATTTCAACAGCTTTTGAATCTGAACTTTTTAAAATGCTACTTTCATTATTTGTGTTACACCAATAAACCGAAGTTTTACCACTTGCCAACTCGATAGCTTTTTCACAACGTTTTTCTTCCGTTTGCTTTTGTTCGTGTCTAATTTCATTAAAATTTTTAGCTACGATATTAAACATTTGAAGTTGACCATCTATTGATATTTGGCTATCATTATTAACTACGTGTTTATTTACAATAAGTTCAGGAAGTTGATAACGCTCATTACTAAAACCTAAATCACTTGGCATTTTTGCCATAATCGACCATTGATTAACCCACGCAAAGAAATCCTTTTCGGCATGAGGTTTTAAGTAAAACTTTTCTCCAATGTTTCGGTTATTGCTGTCTACTGAATTTTGATTATTCTTAAAAAACTTTCCTAACATATCCATATAACCCATATAACCTAAAGCCTCGCTACTTGTCCCTAATTCTATAAAATCGTTTGGGCTTGGTGTTGCTGTGCTTAAAAATCTATAAGGTATTTTTTTAACAAAACTTGTAACTTCTTGTTTAATTTTTCCGTCAAAATTTTTTAAAATAGAACTCTCATCTAAAATTACAGCCTCGAAATCATTTTCATTAAAGTAATGTAAACGTTCGTAATTACAAATAATAATTTTTTTTGTATGTTTTCCGTCTTTCGAATATTCAACATCTTCAATACCTAACTTTTCAGCTTCTAAAACAAATTGAAAAGCAACCGCTAAAGGTGTTAATATTAATACTTTTTTATTTGTGTGATTGACTATATTTTTTGCAATAGATAACTGAACTAAAGTTTTACCTAAACCAGTGTCTAAAAATACAGCTACACGACCTTTTTCAACAGCTTTTTCAATAACGTGTTTTTGAAAGTCAAAAGCTATGTCAGGAATGTAATTTGCTTTAAAACCAAAGTTCCCTATCGAGTGCCTTTTTGATTCTAAAAATTTTTCGTAATCTGTCATAATATTTAAAATAAAAATGCCTATCTGTATTTGCATCGGCTTCGACCTCGATACTCCTACAAATAGGCTAATGTTTTTAAGTTACTAAATTGTCGAAGCGTAACTGTTATGCAAATGTAATACTTTATTTTTGAATTGCAACTATTTTTTTATATTCACTATTAATTTTTTCGTTATTCTGACCTCTTTTTTCGAGTTTACGAATAATACGTAATAACTGCTCTTTGCGTTGTTCGGGTGTTTTCATAAAAACATTTTTAAAATTAATAGTCCACTAATTGCACCGCACCCAGCACCGAGTGCATAGGTTAATTTTTGATTCGTAGTTGATATTGCTATTTTTGACACGTTAAACGCCCATAACAGTGATATTAAAAACGATACTATAAATATACCTACCCAATGTAAATGAGTAATTAAATAGGTGTTAATTGCTACAAGTCCGACTTGTAAAAATGATGTTGCAAATGTTTTCATTTCAATAAATATTTAATAGGTTTATTTTTTATATGTTCCATTTCTTTTGCTTTCTCTAAAACTTCTTTCGCTTTTAAAGTAGTTTCTTTTTGAATTTCGTAGGCTGTCGGTATTCGCTTCCCTACTAATACTATGCTTTTACGCTTGTTTAATTTCGACATAATAATCTAATTTCATTTTAATTAATACCTTTTCAAAGAAGTCAATCCCGCATCTTTGTTCATTTGTGATAACGTGGTTAAGTGTTGAGTAACTAATTTCGTAATATTTGGCAAACTCTCTTTGATTCATTCCGCTATCTTGTTGGAGTTGTTTAATTATTTTATTCAGTTTCATATCTTAATACTTTAAATTCACATTTATTTAATTCTTTAAGATAGTTAGCTTTGTAATCGTTAATTAAACTTTGAATCTTTTTATATTTAGTTTTATAAAAATCATCGTATTTAAAAAAGTTATCGTGTTGTTTTAAATAGTGTATTATTGTTGCGTGGTCTTTATCAATATAACTTGCTATTTTTGATAAAGTAAATATATTTGTATTATGCATTATTTTAGCGTATATAATTCTATTTTCTACTAACTCCCTTTTTCTTGAAGTACTTTTAATATTGCAATCAAAAGTATTATTTATTACTTTTATTAAATCTTTAGCATCCATATTACAAAATTTTATCAAAAAATACTACTCCTTTTTTTCTTGCTATTTCTATATTTTCATAAAACTTATTTATAAATTCACTTAATAGAATAGCATCGGCTTCGTTTAATTCTGCAATTTGTGTTATCATTCGTTCTTTAATGTTTAAACTATTTAAAGCAAATTCAGAATCATTTTTATATACTTCGTTATAATGTTTGATAGTTTTTGTTTCAAGTGCTGTATGAAACATTTTACCGTACTTCTTTTCAATTCCTTTTAGTTCGTAGTTGTCGAATATATCTATAAATAATTGAGCCGTTAAAAGCAATTCTAATGCGTTGTGTGTTTCTTTAGTTCTCATTTCTTTGACTTTGTAATTTTTGAATGTATAAAATTGCGTCCATTAATTCCTCTTTAAAATGTTGAAGGAAATCATCTGTATTATTTTCTTGTAGTGTAGTTCCGTATTTTTCAATTCCACGTTTAGAACGCTCTTTAAATTGGTTTACCACACTTTCTACTATGCTATCTGTTTTAGGTGTTTCTTTGTAAGAGATTATTTTCGCCCATTCTCCTTTATTATAAATTTCAAAACCTTGAATATAAATAACATTGTTAGAAAAAAAATGTTCAAAATCTAACTTATCATTTTTTATATAAATTTCTTTATCAATTAAGCAAGAACTAAAAGTATTACCTTTTACAAATCCTCTTTTTTTAGCTTCTATTTTTAATCTCTTTTTAGTTTCCATAATCTACACTTTTAATAAATTGTTCTAATGCGTTTTTTTCGTTTGGGTTAAGTTCGTGGAATAGTTTTCCATTTACGTGCCATTTTGCGTTTACAAGTTCAATAATTAATTTCATAAAGTTTTAATAATTTTAGTTAATTTTTCAGTTAGTTTACGTTGTTTATATTCTAAATTAGAATCGTTACCAAAGCATATTAATTCAGTTTCTATGCTTTCAATTTTCTTTGCGAGTTGTTTTAATTTATTCAACTTTTCCTCTCTTATAATTGTTCCGTTCATACTATTTCATTTATGCATCTAATTTTTGCACGTCTTTGTGAGTCTTTAAAAGCTAAATAAGCCTCATCAAAATTGTTCGCTATAATGTCAACTTCAAAATCTTGATAATCGTCATTTTTATATTTCCAGTAATAAACTCTAAACTTTTTCATTTTCTATATATTTTTTAATTCTTAATAATTTACTTAATTGGTACTCATCTTTATTGTGTTCTGCTGTCTGAATTAAAATATACAATTCAGATAAAATAAATCGTTTACTTGTCATTTGCTACTATTTTTAAAGATTAATATTCCACATATAAGCAATGCACCTGACATTACTAAATAATTATCGGTACTCATTCCGATAGTTGCAACTGATAAAAAGATAATTGTTTTCATAATTTGTTTAATTATTATGGTACAAATATAATATCTTTTTTTAGATAAACAACACAATGAAGTTAATTTATATTGATTATAAATAACGTTGCTGTGTTATTTGTATTAAAATAGTTTGTATATTTGTAAAAAATAAAATTATGATACACAAACTACAACAACTAATCGACAGAAAATCATTTGTTGAAAAATTAGCAAATAAATTAAAAGTTAAGCCAGATACCATTGAATACTACTTTAGGACTAAAATACCACCAAAAAGCATCTATAAGGTCGAAGCGTGTTTAGATTTGCAATTAAAATTAGATAAAGATGCTAAACAAATAGAGGTTAAGGCGTGGGAGTTGGTTTAACGTTTCGCAGCTTGAAGCAGTTAAGGAATGAAATACCGATTTTCTAAATTGAAAACCGATATAAAAGGACAGAGAAAAAATCTTTAAATTAAAGACTGTTGCCTTAATTGCTTTCAAACCGCTGTTAGTAGCTGGACGGATTATTAAAATAAATTAACTTATAAAAACTAAATAAAATGAACAAATTTAAAGGAACAAAAGGCGATTTTAAAGAAGATTTAGGAATTGACTTATTAGGGCATAATGACGAACTAATGCAAATTATTGTTTTTTCTAAACAAGTTAACACTCATAGTGTAGCTCACGTTTTTGGCTTAACGCAAGAGGAAGTTATGGCTAATGCTAAATTATTTGCAAACTCAAAAAAAATGTTAGATATGCTTATTAAAATGAAAAATAAAGATGAGTGGGATATTGAAGACCATTTTGATTTGGAAAATCTCATCAAGGAAACGTTAACGTAGTCTTGCTACTAACGTTATCAGGCTTTGTGTCTGTTGCGACAAAAAATAAAACAAACATTAATTTAAACACTAAAAATTACAGATTATGATTAAACATTCAAAAAAACCAGAACCAAGCAATAGCACAAAACCTATGTTACCTGCTGTGCTTATTTGCGATTGCAGTAGCCGTGACCATCAAATTATCATTGAACACGACAATGAAGATAACTTAACATACTGCCATATTCACTTGATGAAACACAACTTTTGGAGAAGATTAAAAGCTGGTTTAAAATATATATTTGGTTATAAATGCAAATATGGTCAATGGGAAGAATTTATATTAAAACCTGAACACGCTAACCAGCTTCGTGAATTGTCGGAGTTTTTATCACAGCATAGCGGGTAACGTTTTGCAACTTGTATAAGTGGCGTAATTTAAACGAATACATAACAAAATTTAAAGAATTATAAATTAATAAATAACCAATCCAAAACTGCGAATAGTAGCCATTTATACAAATTGCTGTTATAAGAAGTAGCGGGTATAAACACAAATAGTAATTATGAGTATAAAATCACAAAAATTATGGATTGAATCACAAGAAATGTTAATTGAACAGCTTAAGCTTCAAAAAGAAAATGCAGAAATGAATATTTGCTTAAATAAGAGGTTATTAAAAAACACAAAAGAAAGTATTAAGCACGAAGAAAATATTTTGAGAAAGTTTCTTGAAACATATAAAACGTAGATATTTCTTATAACGTTTGACGCTTGTAGCTGGTAGCGTATGCGGTTAGTTGATTCCGCCACTTGCTACAAACGTTTGTTAACCGCTGTTTTTTATCTTTTTTACAAATATTTTAAAAATAATTGCATTTTTATTTTGTAGTATCAAAATTAGTCGTATATTTGTAAAAGAAATAACAACTAAAAAATAGAAATTATGAAAGCAATTACTGAAATATTAAACACTACAACTGCTAAAAAAATGGTAGCTAATTTATCTTTTTCTTATGAATTAAATAAATCAAACTTTAGTGAATTTAATTTTATAGATGAATTACCATTAAAACAACAAGAGTTATTTGACACAATATATCAATTACTTGACTATAATAGAGTTGAATTAGCTTTAATGTTAATTCAAAATAAATTAACTTTTAAAAACTAAAAAATGGAAAATTTAAAAAAAATGATTAAAATTAGAATTGAAACAAACGAAGAATGTATAGATAATTTTAATTTATCAAACGACCATAAAGAAAGTTTAGAATCTGAAAATGAATTTTTAAATTTTATTTTAAAAGAATTATGCAAAGACAATCAATAATAGTTTTACTAAACTCGAATGAAGAACCAATAGTTAGAGGTAATTTAAAAAAACTATGCGAGGAGTTTAATTTTCCTTATCATACTTTATGTCGTTTAAAATTCCCAATTTTGTTTAAAGATTTCATTATCCACAAAGTCGAGTTTAAATAGCGGTTAACGTTTGGTGGCTTTAATACAGTTGCGGGGTGTCGAACCGCAATTGATTAAAACCACTGTTAACAAATGTATTTTTAAACACAAAATAATTAAATTATGGAAAAATATAAAAGACTATTTTCTATTTATAATATTTATTATATTTCAAAAATAGAAATTTTAAAATGTGGCGCTAAACAATATAGTTTTAAAACAAAAGATTTTGAATTAAAACACATAATAACACACCACGATAAAGTTAATGCAAAAATAAGCGGATTATCTTTAATAAGTTTTTTTAATTTAAACGCATTTCAAGTTTATTATCGACAAAAAAAGAAACAAGAGGCTACTGAAATTATAAACTCTTTAAATTTAAGAAGTAAAAATATTATACAAAAATATTATAGATAAAGTTCGGAATAATATATTTGTTAACGTCCGAGTGCTTGCCGTTCGGTGGCAATTTCAAGACCAAAATAACAAAGAAACAACAAACATTAAATAAGCCGAAATATTTCGGATATAACCCAATCCTGCCACTGACGGTAAACACTTGTTATAAGCAGGCTAAATATTTATTATTATGGAAGATTTAAAAGAATTATTAGAAGATTTTATTGATTGGGCAAGAGATTGCGGAGAAGATGCTTTTTATGTATTTGACGACACGCAAAAAGTTATTGATGAATTTCTAAAGCAACGTGAGGAATAGCTTGCTTATAACGTTCTCGTGGCTTTGTGTCTGTTTGCCCCTTGCACAATGCTTCAATTTAACAAAAAACTTAATAGGCAAATAGCACAAAACCGCTGTTATAAGCTGGCTGCGGTTAATTAAAAACGAAAATTAAATATGAAAGTATTAATAACACACGAGGAAAGTCAAACGGTAATTGAAGCATTTTTGAATGCCGGACACGATGCGTATAGTTGCGACCTATTGCCGGCAAGTGGAAAATATCCTGAACGGCATTTGCAAATGGATTGCTTTGAAGCTATAAAATTAATTGAGCCTGATTTTTTAGGAATGCACCCGGAATGCACTCGGCTAACAGTTGCGGCAAATAAATACTATAAGCCGGAATACGCTGAAAGGTTTCCAAATATCCACGAACAAAGAGCCGAAGCCGTTGAACACTTTTTGAAATGCGCTGAAGCATTAGAACAAATCGGATGCGGTTACATTGAAAACCCGATTGGAATAATGAGCCGACTTTATAAAAAGCCAACTCAAATTATACAGCCCTACCAATTTGGACATACTGAAAGGAAAAGCACCTGTTTATGGCTTGCCGGCTTGCCAAAATTAGAACCGACTGAAATAGTTGAACCAGATATTATTATTCACAAAAGTGGTCGAACTGATAGCCGATTGCATTATGAAACATTTAAACTACCAAAGGAAGAAAGGCGAAAAGCACGTTCAAAAACCTTTACCGGAATAGCCGAAGCAATGGCTTCTCAATGGGGAATTGTCATTCGGAACAGGAACGTAGCAGCTTGCTTATAACGTTTCGCAGATAAGCGATGTGGCGGATTTGAAACCCTTACCTTTCTGTAAGCACTAAACTTGATTTAAAAAACTGAACTTAATATTAACCGAGAACCCGCCATATTGCCTATGTGCTGTTATAGGTAGGGCTTCTCACAAATTTAAACAGAATGAGTAACATAAAGAAAATGATGATTACACGATACGATGACAAGATTAAAGAACCACCGTATCTGACTATTCAGATTGATAAAATGCTTGTTGAAAAACCTGAACACGATAATCTTGGAGAAGAATTTTGCGAAAGAATAAGACAAGGTTGTAGAGGACGAGGTTATCAGTTCAAGTTTTATACTTTGTCAACTAATCCAGAATTTGATTATGAGGTGGTGGTCAAATAGCCTTACCTATAACGTTCCAGTGCTTTGCTTCAGTTGTGCCTAACCGCAAACTACTTTCGGCACAATTGAGCAAAACACTTGTTATGTAAAGGTTTTAAATATTAACAATTAAAAAATAAAAATATGAAATTAATATCAATGACAGATTTTGTTTTAGACAAATACAAAAATGCTCCAATAGAAGATTACGACCAAGTAAATGAAACGTTTATAAATAGTGTTATTAAATATGCAGAATTTCTAAAACAACCATTGAAATTAGAAATGTTTGTTCCGTGTGTAGACAATGAACCTTTTAATTATTCAAAACATGGTAATAAAAAAGAATTTGAACAAGCAAAAGATAAAGTTTTATTTGAAAATTATTCAGTAGTAAAACAAAGTACTTATTTTATTGTTGTTGATTCTCATGGTAGAAATGTATGGTTATCATGGAATGAAAGTAAGACAATTGAAAGTTTAATAAATGAAGTTACAGAAGTTAGTTTAACACCAAATGCAATTAAACGCATTTTTGGCTAAACTTTTACATAACGTTTTGTTGCTTGGCATCTGTTGCCGATAACGCAAACGAAATTATAAAAACTAAATTTAATATTACCAGCGTATTTTCCACTGAAAAACTAAACGGCAATAGTGCCAAACAACGGTTATAGGCTGTTTTTTTTCTATAACTAAAACACAAAAACAAAATGACAACAATTTATTATTTATCTACAATTATTTTTTTATTAATTGAATTACATTGGTTAGTTTCTCCAATTGAAAAAACAAAAGATGCACGCAAATTTTTTGCTTTATCAAAAATAAATAAAGGCAAAAAATGGGATGATTTTTCAGAAGATTATAAGTCTGAATTAAAATCTAAAATTTGGTTATTATACGTTTTGTTTTGGATGTTAGTTGGATTGTTTACTTTTCAATGGCAAGCTTTTTTAATTATGATTGTATTTAATTTTCTGATTATTGCTCCAATATCAAAAATATTTAAAAACACATTTATTTACACTATTTTACATTGGATTAACTCATTAATTGGTTTTGGTTTCGGGGTTTTCGTAATTATAAACCACTATCATTTAAAGTTGAATTTAACCGAGATTTTGTCATCTTACGTAAAATAGCCTATAACTACAATATTACATGATAAAAAATATTATTTTCTCTTATTAAACCTTATAAAATATGGAAATTTACACAAAAGTACATAGCTTTACTTTAACTAAAGAACAAAAGAAAATCTTAACCGATTTAAAGGCAAACAAAGTAAACGTAAGCAAGTTAATAAGAGAAATAATTTTTAAGGAATTAACGCCAAAAGTTGACAAAAGAAAAAAGCCAACAATTGAAGATTTAAAAAGAAGTTTAGAGAATTGCTTTTAATAAAAAACCACCCGTTATAAGGTGGTTTTATTTTTTATAAAGCTATAAATCAAATATAGAACAAAAAAGCACGTAAACATTAAAATTAGCTTATTTGCGACTATATTTATTGTTTTTGAATAATCTACCTCTTTGCTTTGTTTTTCTTCTTTAAAATCGACGTTTTGCTTTTCCTTAATTATTTCTTTAGAATTGTTATAAATAACACGTGTGTTGTAAATCGTATCTTTTCCTAAAAGTATAGGTTTGTCTAAATTTACAGGCTCTAAAGTAAATGAGTTACTAAACTTTGTTATATCTGTTTGTGTTTCTGTTTTTACTTGTGTTTCTTCACTTGTTTTTTTTACAGAACCGCACCCTATTAATAAAAATGCGATTAGTATTATAATTATTGTTTTTTTCATATAAAGTTATTTGTTTTAAATTTTAAATAGTTAATATAAGAACTATTACTTATTTCGTTAGTACTATCACAATCATCACATTGCATAAGCCTTTTAATAGTACCTAAAGCAGTTACATTGTTTTTAAGTAGTGTTATATTTTCAGAACCACAACAACTACAACTATATTTCAAGTTACCACCTAATACTCCAGCGTGTGTGTTTGGTTTAATATAATTTTGCATTGTTAAAAATACATCTTCTAAAACTATAATGTCGCCCTCACAATAAACAACCATTTCTTTCATAGCTTCTTTACAACCTTTTAATACATCTTTCCACATATCAAACCCCCTATGTTGAACCTTTGCTCCAACTCCTAAAAATTGTGCTATGTAATCTAACTTATTTGAATTAAAATTAAATCCTGATTTTGCTTTTTTAAGTGTATCTAAAGTTTTGTATTGAGGTAACATTGGTACTCTATGGAAAATGCAACGTGTTCTTATCCATTTAATATCAAATCTATCTCCATTGTGAGCAATTAATTCATCAGCTAAATTTGCTACCTTTACAAAGTCAATTAACATTTTCTTATCGCATTGGTTTTTATCCCAAGTCAAAGTATGTATTTTGTCCTCATCTTGCCACTTGTAAGAAATACAAATTATTTTACGTTCTTCTATAATGTCGTGAGGCTGTATTGATAAGTTGTAACCAGTACGCCAAAAATAACCTATATTTGGACTTGTTTCAATATCAAAAAATAATCTTTTTATTTGGTGTTGTGGTTCTCGAAGTTTTAGTAGTTGTATTTCTTGTTCTTTTGAAAGTCTATAACGATTTCTTAAATTAAATTCAAGATTAAGTTTTTTTACTTCTGCATTATTTAACCTATAACGTCTGTTTTTGTTTGGTTGCATAAAATATTTTTTTAATTAATTATAACAAATATATAAAAAAAATATTATATTTGTAAAGGTTAGTTCATAATGTTTATTTTTAGTTAATTA